TCTGACCCTTACGGTATTTTTTCCAGTAAAGCGGGGTTAAGTTGAATGCGCGCGCGACACCGGCAACTTCACCGTATAAATGCGCCTGGGCCTCGTCAGTGAAAAGCGTATCTTTGCCGCCGTGCGCCTCTGCCCATGCGTCGCTTAATTCCTCGTATTTACTCCAGAGCTGCGCGGCAATTCTGGCCGAGAATTTCCTGAGTTCTTTGTCATTCATATCAGGCAGGCGCGCATACTCGTCACGCTCTGACAGGAAACCAATCGAGGCGGATTCATTCATCCCGCACAGCTCATTAACGCGCTCAAGACGCGGCAGCAGTTTCCGCTCAAAAGTATTTTTGAGGAAGTACAGTCCACCTAACGGGCTCTTTGTGCGGCGGATGAAGTTATAACGCGAGGTAAACAGCGTTTGCAGGAAAAACGGCAGGCGGTCAATCCGATTTAAAACACCTTGCACCTGACGGAGTTCGGCACGTGTAAGGGGTCTGTCGCGGCCAACGGCCTTGCCGGGTTTGTTCCACGGATAAGCACCGACGAAATTATCATCGGTGCCTTTTGGTAGTTGCGGGGGTGGCGAGGGGGCGATGCGCCCCCGAGTCTCAACGGCCATTAGCGGTGAATGCTTCCAGACATTTTTGACCTAACTGCTCGACCTGCTCTTCTAAGTCTGAAAATTGACGAGCATCACCTGTAAAAATATTGTGTACTACCAGACCCGAAATGAGTTTATTAATAGTCGGATAGAAACCAACAGTATCGAGCCATTCTTTACCGGCGTTTTTTCCGGACTTAGCGACTTTCTTTTCCTGCAATATGAACTGAAACTGATCGCTGGTAATTACGTACTTATTATCAACTACAATATTAATGCTCATTTATTCCCTTACTGTTTTAATGCTGATTTAAAATTAAGTTATGAAGCTTTTCTGACTCCTGCCCCAACAGCTCGATGATTTCCGTCCGATTCATTTCTGATTTACAGATATGAGCTATCAGGGAATCAAGCGCTGATGCGAAACGAGTCGCCATGACCAGTTGCGCCTCAGTTGAGGCAAGCGCCAGCAGAGCCTTAGTGCTACCGCGTGTAATTAAAATTCTCTTTTCCATTTGCCCTACTCCAGATAAAAAGATGCCCCACGTAGTTAAACGCGTTAAAAGAAACTGGTATTTAATTAATGCAAATACTGCTCAGGCTTAACCGCTGTTAATACCGTCGGGGCATGTTCAAACAAACTAAATAATTCACGTAACGCACGGAATAATTTTTCACGCCAGTAGCAATCTTTGTTGTCAATACGCCAGTAGGGCTGATTAAATTCAAGCTCAGTTAATCCGGCATGTAGAAATAAAGTTCGGCGCTGAGCAACGGTTAAAAACTCAATATACGCTGACTCACTGGCTCCGACCTGACGACGTTTAGAAAATGCGCCCCGGAGTTCATCAATCGCGCAAGCCAAGCGCTCGCGTTCGAAGTCGTTCATTTCCTCGAAACGTGTCATCGCATGACGTTGTTTTAACTGCGCATGAAAACAGATAGTCATGCGATCGCGTTCCATCAGTTGATTGTAGAAGCCGCAGGTATCCTGCCAACGAGACTTCGCAAGATGTTTACCAATAACTACACGCAAAGCGACAGGCTGTTTTTGAACTAACGCAAGAGTCATGACCGTCATAATGCTAAACCTCGGGATTTGATATAGCGCTTAAAGTCGGCAAGGATGCCCGTCTTACGGGTGCGGATGATGATGCCCTTACGACCGCGACCATGTGTGATGTGGAAGTTAATCGGGTTTGGGCTTTCGTTACGGAGTAACTGAGCAATGCAGCGGGGTTCATTCATTAAGCAGGCTCCCCCAATCCTAACCACATGAGCCAACCGTCGCGGATTTCTTTAGGACGACTGTCATAGGCCATTTTCATGCCCTTATTCCATGCAGGAAGGTAAACCCAGTATTCCCCTGCTCGGCCACTGGTTGATTGGGGATCGGTCATCTCAACCACAGGCAGCTTACCCTTCTCAATCATTCCCTTAACTGCTGCAGGTGTTTTGCCAATTAGACGGGCAAACTCCTGATATGGAACCGCATCTGTTCTGCTTACAAGCTGGTTGTTCATCTGCTACGATTCTCCTTTAGTGTGTTTAATTGCTCTAAATAGGGATTAATTGCTCTAAAAGGTGATTCATCTATCGGTTATATAAATCTACGATAGGTGATAATGTTCAACTATAGGTGATTTTATGTCAATACAGATCCATGAAAAAATCAAGCTGATAAGAGAGTCAGAAAGGTTAAACAGGAAAGAATTCAGTGAGTTAACTGGTATTGTTTACGGTTCTTTTTGCAGCTATGAAGCTGGCGATAAAAAGCCGGGGATTGAACAAATCATGAAAATCCTTCAACACCCGCGTTTTACGAAGTACACGCTGTGGTTTATGACTGATCAAATAACACCCGAAGCTGGGCAGATTGCACCGGCTCTCGCGCACTTTGGGCAGCAGACAACAACGTCACCCCACTCAGACCAGAAAACTGGTTAACTATTTACGGCGCTTATTTGTGCAGTAAATGCACAGTGAGTTTTTGTTATGTAAATCAGAAAATTGAAGTACGCAGTAACATCATCGGGAGGCTTTATGTCTGTTAAAAAGCTCGATGATGGTCGATATGAAGTGGACATTAGACCGACCGGGCGTAACGGAAAGCGCATCCGTCGGAAGTTCGACAAGAAAAGCGAGGCTGTCGCTTTTGAAAAACACACTCAGTACAACCACCACAATAAAGATTGGCTAGCTAAACCGGCAGATAAGCGGCATCTGTCAGAGCTGGCTAAAGTATGGTGGGATTTGAAAGGTAAGCATGAGGAGCACGGTAAATCGAATCTTGGCAAAATTGAGATGTTTATAAAGATTACTGATGACCCCTGCGCGTTTCAGATTACGAAAGCGCTATTAAGTCAGTTCTCAGCAGTTCGCAGGACGCAAGGTATTAAACCGGCCAGTATCAACCGTGACCTCACTTGCCTTAGCGGACTGTTCACGGCCTTGATAGATGCGGAATTGTTCTTCGGTGAACATCCTCTCAGGGGCATGAAAAGGCTTAAGGAAGATACGCCGCTGGTCCTGGATGCAACGCTACTGACATCCAACCGCCTGCGCGAGGC